GGTCTTGAGTATGCTCGCTACGGCGAAGAGCACAAAGAAATCTACGAAACTGAGACTTCTGAGCGCTCCTTCGAAGAGGAAACCAAGCTGTCTGGCTTCTCCGCTGCTCCTGTCAAAAACGAAGGTTCTGCCATCGCTTATGACAACGCACAAGAGGCTTTCACGGCTCGCTATAACCACGAGACTATTGCTCTTGGATTCTCGCTGACCGAAGAGGCCATCGAGGACAACCTGTACGACAGCTTGTCTGCTCGTTACACCAAGGCTCTGGCCCGTGCTATGGCTTACACCAAGCAGGTTAAAGCCGCTGCCGTTCTTAACAACGGCTTTGATACGGCCTACCCCGGCGGTGATGGTGTTCCTCTGTTCTCTGCCTCGCACCCCTTGGTGTCTGGCGGTACCAACAGCAACATTCCTACGACCCCCACCGACCTGAACGAGACTTCTCTTGAGAATGCCGTCATTCAGATCGCTGCGTGGACGGACGAGCGTGGCCTGTTGATCGCTGCCAAGCCTAAGAAACTCGTTATTCCTCCCGCACTTCAGTTCGTGGCTACCCGTCTCCTTGAGACTGAGCTTCGTGTTGGTACGGCTGATAACGATATCAACGCCATCAAGAATAATGGCTCGATCCCTGAAGGGTTCACCATTAACCACTTCTTGACGGACACCAACGCTTGGTTCCTCACGACCGACGTACCTAACGGTATGAAGCACTTTGTTCGTATTCCGTTGCAGAATTCTATGGACGGTGACTTCGACACAGGAAACGTACGTTACAAGAGCCGTGAGCGTTATAGCTTCGGCTGGTCGGACCCACTGGGCATGTACGGCTCGCAGGGCTAATGTTGTAAAAAAGGGGGGTTGCAAAACCCCCCTTTTGTTGTATGCTGTGTTTAAGTCTAGGAATTTTTCACCCATATCGACTGACCTAGCAGACTTAGTAGAGATGGTATGGGGATGTGCTACTACACGAAAGGAACGTCATGGCACGGACTACTTTTTCGGGGCCAGTGCGCTCTGGTTACAAAGGCGGAGATGCGAGCGCTAACCAGCCTCTTACTCCCACCACTATTAACGCTGGTTCCGTAATCCCAGTTGATCAGGGAACCGCAGCTTCCGGGTTTTACTCCCGCATCATGCCGACCGTTGGGTTTGGCTCAAGCGATTATCAGTCTCCCGGTGAAGCACTTGCTGTGTTTGGTCGAGTTCAGACCGGCGCACCCTTCGCTACTACCCCCACCACCACTTACAACTACATCGCTGGTGTAGCCGGTGAGTTTGCTGTTATTGGCTCCTACGCTAACAACGCTCTGATGGCTGGTGTGATGGGCATCATCAACACCAACACCCTGTCCGGCGACGCTGCTGTGATGGCGTTTATGGACGGTGATGCTGGCGTGACAACTTGCCGCGCGGCTTTTGGTGTTGCCATGGCTCAGACCACGGGTGGATCAGGCTTTGAGTATGGCATTGACTTGAAGATGCAAGATCCTATTGCTGACGCTGGTGGTCCTTCTGGTGTCATTCCTTATACCAAGGCCAACATCCGCATGGAAGATGATGTTGTAATTATGGTTAACGCAGGTGCCCCGGTTAATGGCACTACGGGTGACAACTTTGCTGGTGTGGGTTCTCTATATGTTGATTCGACTGCCGGTAAGTTGTACATCAACACCGGTGCGATCAGCAACCCAACTTGGACTGTTGTTGGAACTCAAACCTAAT